GCCAGTACTCGGCAGGTTGTCGATGTCCTGTATGCCTGCCTGTGCGACCCACGCAGCACCATTGGAACTCATGGTAAGCACATCGCCAGCAGAACCGCCAGACGGCAGACCACTACCTCCATACTCCACCTGTACCCAAGTAGCAGTAACATTATTCTCAGTCTGCAAGTCATACAACTGATAAAAGTCATATTCACCACCTTGCTTAGCTACCCTTGCAAACTGGCCAATCTCAAAGTCAACAGTCTGGCCGTCCTTTGTGTAGGTAGTTGTGCTTGATGTTGGGGCAGCGTTTAGCGTAGGGACATAGACACTGCCACCTTCACCATCATTAACCTGTGCAGTAGTAGTACCATTTTTATCAGTAATACTAATTGTAGTTATAGTTCCTAATTTAGTAACAGTAGCTATAGGACTATATCCATCCTGTCCATCCTGACCATTAATTCCGTTAGTACCATCTGTTCCTAAATAAGATATAGAATAAGAAGTAGTAGTACTATTATCCGAGAAGTTCACAATAGTACGAGTCCAAAGGTAATGTCCTTTAGCTACAGCAGGAACAGCATTCTCCCAAGTACCTTGTGGAATAGTAGTACCAGATGTACTTTCTTGATACTGAACAGAAGTAGATATAACAGTTACAGAAGTACCATCTTGGCCATCTTGACCAGCAGGTCCTTGAACTCCTTGAGGACCTTGTGCGTGAATACCAGTATCTGTATTACCAATAAACCAATTACCAGTAGTAGAGTCTATATGAGGAGTAACACCATTCTGACCATCTTGACCATCAGTACCATTTGTACCATTAATACCTTCAGCAACAACATTTGTATCTGTTTCTCCAATCATCCAATGCTTTGTAGTTGAGTCAATGTGCGGAGTAACACCATTTGTACCATTCTGACCTGCAGGACCTTGTGGACCAGTAGCGCCAGTAGCACCAGTAGCACCAGTTTCGCCCTGTATACCTTGAATACCTTGCTCACCTTTGTCGCCTTTATCACCTTTTGGACCTTGAGGACCAGTATCTCCTTTATCTCCTTTTAGACCTATAATATCTTTCCATTCATTAGTCTGTTTATCTTTTATTCTTAATGTTGCCATAATAATTCTTATTAGTTGTTATCTTAAACATTATAGTCTACTACAGTCCATCCACTTGGTACACCATCTGCTCCTGAAACACTCCACGTAGCATTTGGATTCTTAAGGAAGAAACCGTCAGAAGCTACATTATCCAGCCAATTTGATGTGTAAGTACTACTTGGAGTAGTTGTAAACAGCGCAAGCACAAAATCTAAATGGATACAATTTTGGAACATTCCTTCATAACATTTATTTACTAATGTAGTAGCAGGCAACATAGGACTAAATCGCAAAGATGTGCAATATTTGAACATATAAGCATAGCAGTTTGATGCTAATGTAGTAGCTGGTAAAGCTGGAGCTTGGTCCAATGCACGGCACTCGGTAAACATATTAGTACAGCAATATTCTGCCAATGTTGTTGCACTTATTGTTGGGCCTGAAGTTATCTTACTACAACCACCAAACATATTCCTATAACAAGTAGATGTACAAGTAGTGGCAGGTAATACTTTCGGTGTTTTTTCAAGATTAGCACAGGAAGCAAACATAGCCATATAGCAATGGTCTGAAAGAGTTGTAGCTGGAAGTACAAGATTTTCTGCATTCACAACATTACATTGGTAGAATAATGACATGAAAGCATAGCTCTTACCATACAGACTAAGCTGATTGCTGAAATTATCACCAAAGAGCAGAGACATTACATTGCCCTCAACATCAAAACCTCCACTTGAATAGAACCTTCCAACACCATTAGAAGTGACTGGTGTCAAATTGCCTCTCCACATAATCTTACTACCAGCAGATACTGTAGGAGAATCTGTGTTGGCAGCAAGAGTAGTCCAAGTACTACCTCCATCCAAGGAATAGTCCACAGCATTCCGTGTCAGCTTGAATGTACCACTTACCTTAGCTATAAATGTCAAATACTGCTGAGAATAAGACTTACCTTCCTGTGTTACTGTCACCTGTCTTGTTATGCCTCCACCTGATACCGTAATTACTTGACTGCGTGCTTCTGATGAGTTATTATCTGTACTGGAACTAACAGTAATGGTTCCATTACCCTGACCTGTGTAGGTCAAGGTAATGTTACCACTTCCTGTAGTCCAAGGTATCTGTGTAGTAGCCATAGGTTATTAGCTAACAGTCCAGTTAGTATTACTTGTAACAGAGAACGATGCACTTGTACCCTCACTATAAGAGTTCCAATCAAGAGTTACACTTGAAGGAGATACACTAAGTGAAGCATCACCAGCAGCCTGAGTTATTGTACAAGTGGCAGTATTACCAGCATTATCGGTGACAATCAACTGATTACTAATACTTGAAGTACTTTCATTCTCTGCAATATTTGAAAAAGAAATACTGAAAGCATATTCAGCACTACCGCCAGGGTCGCCATTAATAGCAGAACCATTAGTTGTACTAACAGAGTTTGCAGTATAACTTGCAGGAAGTGTCAACGAAAGACTGCCACTACCAAGAGAGAAAGTAAGTTTTGAAGAATTAGAAGTACCTGTAATAGTAAGTGTTGATACACCCGACTTTGATACACTTTTTGAAGATTCTATAGTCACAAACTCTGGTTTACCAGACTGACTGACACTTCTTACAACATCTTCACAACCTGCTGCTGAAAAAGTTATATTAGTACTACGTGCATTACGTCCTGTATTATTACTACCTGCTGATACACTAACTGTACTATCACCAGAACCTGATTGCTTGTTAGGAACAAGCCAACTTGCATAAGCCATAATTTCTATATTTTAAAATTGTTAATAATTAAGTTACTATCCAATCTGTATTTGAATACACATCATAATCTAAATCTGTTGTAGGAGTTATCCACTTCATACCTTCAGGAACTACACGAAGATAAGCATCACTTTGTGTATTCTGTAATAGCATTCTCCTTCTCATATCAAGCTCCTCTCACATAGATTACACCATTAATATTCGTATAGTTTATCTCTCCATACATTCCAGGAGACACTGTTATTACAAGGTCATTACCATTAGGAGTCCTATATGTCTGAGCACTTGCAGTTACAGTAATAGTACTACTGCCGTTATTCACATACAATACATCTGTCTCCATACCAGAAGCAGGACTCTCAGAAGCAACAATATTACTTGTAGCAGTAACTGTCTTGTACTTACCTTTAAGTATATTATCCATATCTAAAGTATCTCCAGATGGGTCTATCCATACATCATAACCAGCAGGAGGAGTAGTAGTACCATACCATACACCACTGTCTCCTTTCACATTGGTAGAGTATGATATACCATGCCTGTTAGTCACTGTAAGCACATTATCTATTAAGCTGGCATCAACATTCTCTGCCTCTGTAGCAGCAGCATTGGCAGCACCTATTGCTTCCCCTGCTTCCTGCCTTATCTCACTAAGTACACTACTAATGTCCTCAACAGCCTCTGGAGCTAACTTGTCTGTAGTGACAGCACCGTCAGCTATCTTCTCGGTGGTCACCGCCTCATCGGCTATCTTCTCGGTGGTGATGGCCTTGTCTCTGATGTCGTCGGTCTCCACTAAGGGAACCTCGTGACCGGTGTGCAAATCTCTTCTGTATGTCGGCATATCGTTAAGTTTTTGATAGCGCAAATTTATAATCACTTGTCGCTATTTACGCCGTGTCCGAACCGTACCCAAATGGCAGGTTCAGACACGGCACTAACACACGCGCCGAAACTTATCTTTGTGTCCTAAAAGGACAAAAAGATACACCCCATGAAACAGCAACAGCTACTCTACGACAAAGGACTCACCAACGTACCATCCGACGCCATCTGCTCCGACAACGCACTTTCAGACGCCGTCGGAATGGTCTACGACGAAGGAGAGCATCGCGTCATACAGAAGCCAGCCCATAAAACCAATCTCGGCGGCTCGGGTTACCGCCTCCTGCTCGTCCACCAGCTACCCACCAACGACAAGAACTACATCGTCGCAAACGGAAACTCACTCTATTGGCGAACGGAAACCACCGAAGGCTCCACCGTCAACTACCACCCCCTCAACATCATCATACCCACCGACATCACCGCCAACCAGCTCTCCGTCATCGGCAAAACCATCATCATCGCCACAGCCGACGGACTCAAATACGCCGTCTGGCAAGGCACCGACTACAAAACATTCGGAGGCATATCTGCACCACATTACCGTTTTTATTTAGTACATAACAAGGATAACGATCGCGTTTATAGCTACAAAGAGGGAAGTTTCTTTGACCACAACGGACAAACCATAACACTGGCTGACGACCATGTGGAAGAGTACAACAATGCCGTAGTGGGTGCATATTCTGAAAACAAAAAGGAGATTGCACGTAGAAAAGGGTTCTGCGAGCCTTTCTTTGTCAGGATGGCCGTAGAACTTTACGATGGTTCGTACACACATATCTCGCAACCTATCTTGATGCTTCCGTCAATGATTGAAAATAGCTATTCCATAAATCCCGATGACGGAGAAGATACTGACAATTTTACGCTCATAACTCATTTTTCAAGACTATATTTCTACACAACCGTCGACAACCCATTCAGTGGAATGGAGGATATTGTCAAGGGAATTGCCGTCTTTGTGTCGGATGGAGTAAATATATACGACACGAATAACAAACAAAAGGTTGAGGTCTATTATACACCAAGCGATAGGGATAGCTGGTGTTATGATGGCGTTTGGAGTGAAAGTGCAATTCAGACTGCTGCTGGCGCACATAACGAAAGGGAATCTGAAGGAAATATCTGTCACATGCTTAGAAATAGGCCATATTCAGAAATTGTCAGCGACCTACGTGGAACTTCTGTCTTTTACAAGTTGGCCGAAATAGACCCATACGCGTATAGTACGAATAACGAGCATTATAGGCTTGCAGACTTGTTTGAAACACACACCTTGGAGAACATCACAACGCACGAATCGCTAAAGAATGATGACTATTATTCGTTCTCAGAGATAAAAGCGACAACTCTTTACGCATATAACTCCCGTGTTAATATAGCAGGATTGAGCCGTTCGTTCTTTGAGGGCTTTGACCAGTTTTCGCAAATGCAAAGGGGCAATTATAGGTATGATATTTATGTCCGGATAAAAGGCACAGATAACAACCACTACGTCAAAAAGACAGTCTCATCGCCATACACGCCCCTTTGGTGGTTCTATTATCCAGACCCAAGAGCAGACTGGGTGACAATACGCGAAACACCTACTGGCAGCCTCACCACAACGGTCGTCTTAGATACGAAGCTGACAACCCATGAAGGACTAAATGGTGCTTACTACTTTAGAGGAATGCCGGCTATGGATCAGGGGCATCATGCGTTGTATGATGACTTAATAGTGAAAAATCCTTCCGGCACAATCCCCGCCAACGCAACATTAGGCGGCACAGAATCCCTCCCCAACCAAATCGCCACTTCAGAGGTCAACAACCCCTGGGTCTTCAACGCCTCCGGCTACAACACCATCGGCAACGGTCGTGTCCTCGCCATGACAACGCAGACGCGCGCACTCTCGGAAGGACAGTTCGGACAATACCCCCTGCTCGTCTTCTGCAACGATGGCATCTGGGCTATGTCCGTCGACCGCACAGGTCTCTTCCAGACCATTCAGCCCATGTCGCGCGAGGTCATCACCGAAGGAACGTTCCCCGTACAGACGGACGGAGCCGTCTTCTTCGCTTCAAAGAAAGGACTGATGGCCGTCGTCGGTGGCGACGTGCAGTGCGTCAGTCAGCAGCTATCCGGACGCGCCAACGGCTCCGGCATCGGCTCTATCGGCTTCCCCGAGTTCCTGCAGAACGCCTTCTTTGCCTACGACTACCGCGACTCGCTCATCTGGATCTTCAACCGCTACTCGGGCTTCGAAGAGGAATGCTACGTCTACGCCATCCGAAGCGGCACCTTCGCCAAGTACGTCTTCCAATCTCCCATCGCCAATGTCTGCAACGACTATCCCGACACACTCCTGCAGGTCGAAAACTACAACGCCGAAATCCTCTCGCTAACAGGCCGTCCAGACATCAACGACAATAACAACGATAACAACAGCACCTACGAGGCCGTCCTAACCACACGTCCCGTAAAGCTTGAAAATGCACTCGCGCTGAAAGCCATCCTACAGATGCATCACGTCAACACCCTTTCCTCTGACGCAATCCTACAGGTAAAGATAGAGGCATCAAACAACCTCTCTGATGCACCCGGCTCATGGGTAACGCTCCGTTCACTCCACGGTGCCCCGTGGAAGTACTACCGCTTCACCTACACCTTCTCAAACCTCAAACCGACTGACCGTTTCGCTGGCACCGTCCTCCTCATCGACGAGCGTCGCACCTCAAAGCTACGCTAACCGCCCCGCCCGCTGCCAGCGGTTCCCCCGCTGTTTCCCTCTATAGTGCGCCCGCTGGTTTCCCCAGCGGCCACGCTCTTGAATCCTGCTGGTTCTCCCAGCAGGCCTTCCTCTCTCGCCCCTGCTGGTTTACCCAGCAGGCCCTCCACCTTCTCCACCTCTTCAAACGGCGTATACTCCACTCTCTGCGTCCCTACTTCTGTCGGCAGCTGTATCTTCGTCCGCACCAACGCCTGCAAGTCCTCGCGGTCTTTCTGTCTGTTGATATTGATATTGATATCCGTCTGTCTCACCACGCCAAGCTTCACCGCTTCCAGGTATAGCTTCACGTACTGCACAGGCGCACCGTCACGGATAAGCTCCATCGTTTCCACAAAGTTGGGAAACTGCTCTTCCGTCCACTGGTTCATCATCCCCTGTACGTGGTCTGACAGCTTTGCTATGGCTTTACTGCCTCGCCTTCTGACATCCTTGCCAACTTCCATTGCTTTCTCTCCTTATATATCTTACGTCTCTTCTCACGGCAGGTAACATACGATGGCACCTTGTCATCCCTCACCTTGCCCGTCTCGTCATATTTACCGTTCCTAATATGGCTTCTGATAACCTTGCCACGTTCAGCACTGATATAAAACCTCGGTGCAGGCTGTGTCACGGCATACTGCAGGATATACGTCAGGCTCTTGCCGATAAACTCCCTGCGCTCACTAAGCTTGATAACGTCGTTGAACAGCGCGTAGTACATCTCACGCCGTAGCGGCTGCATCAAGTCTACATACTCAAAGTCGCCGCGCATCATCGGCGACAGGATCATACTCGCCTGCTTCGCCGTCACATAGTAACGAGGCGCTGGCTCCATCACCATCTTCTCGTAGGCCTCATGTTGAGTCCAGCACTTACTATAGACGCGCTTATATGCGGCTATCAGGTCTTCCTGCATCTGTCTCGATATGTCGAAATTCTCCTTGCTCATGCTGCAAATTTACGGCTTTTTCTCCGTATCTGCCACCTCTTTCTCCCCATCTCGCCAAACAATACCATATAACACCAAACAATACCAATTCTCGCCGCTGACGGTTCTCCCGTCAGTCCCTCTACTGTGCCCTGCGGTTCTCCCGCAGGGTTCGCTCCTACACGTCCGCCTCCGTATGCACTCTGACAGTCTTCTCCCGTTTCCCTTCCGTTTTCCACGACGGCTTATAGATATCATTGTTATACGCCACATAAAGCCCTATCGCCGTCGACATCAGCACGTCGTCATGCTTCCCAGACCCAGGCTTGTTGCCCATCTTGTTCGTCTCGGGGTCACGTTCGTACCATCCCAACTCCGCATACATCTGTTCGTCCGGCTCTTCCCACAGCTTATCGTCGACGCACGCTATCAGGTTGTCGATGATCCACTGCTTCGTCTTGATGTTCGTCTGGAAACCGTAAATAGGCTCGATGCCCTCACTCACCGACTCGGGCGTCTTGTTACGCTGGTATAGATTCGGGTAGTACTTCGAAATCTCGTTGATAATCGTTCCAAAGTGGTCGCCCTCGGTGTTCGTTTCTTTCTCTCTGTCAGCAGTGTTACTCTCTATGATGAGCAGGGCGTCGTCATAGTAATGCGACAGTGCTGCCGCCTTCCACGCCAGTATGTCGTGCCTCACATGGCCACGCCACCGGGCTACAACCCTCGGCCTGCCCTTCACCTCGGGGCACAGCCCCATCTGGTCTATCACCGTCATCACCGTGTAGTCGGCCTTGTCGCTGGCACCGCCAATATCCACGCTCACAAGGTATCTGTTCTTCACCTTGAAGATATGGTTGTTGGGGGGAGTCCATATCTTCAGCTCGCCTTGGTTGTCCTCGCGGAAGCGTATCTGCGCTTCCTTGTACACGCTCTTCGTGCGCTTCTCAAAGGGTTTCAGTATCACGTCGGCATACGTCATTGGCTTCTTCGGGGCCTGACAGTCTTCTTTCAGGTCGTCGATGGCGTAGGGGTCAAACACAGCATTACCTGAGTTACGGAAGGCTTCCACGGGGTCTATAGGTGCCTCAGAGGCCATATACGCATGTGTCTTATGCTCGTTTCTTCTATATCTGTACCAGTTGATGGCCTCAAAGCATGCACCCATCTTCCACATCTTCCAGAAGAACTTGCCGCTCTCGCGGAAACCCTGCACCTCACCTTCTTTGTTCCTGTTGCTCCACAGCCATTCGGCAAACTCCTCCTCTTCCTTCTCCGTGAAGCCGTTATGCCACATCGGTTTCATGTCCTGCTCAATCATGTAGAACGGGATGAACACAAAAGAGTAGGCCGAAGTCGTGTTCTCTTTCATAGCGTCCTGACAGAGGTCGTAGAAGAAGCCAGAGTTACCCTTGCCGGTACTCTCAAAGACCGCCATCTCGTCGGGAAGTCCCAAGAAACCACCCTGCAGGTTCGATATAACCTCGTCGGGGTCATGCTCGGGGGTCTTCTTCCATGAGGCCACCTCTGAGTAGTGTACTAACTTATAGTTATCGCCACGACATTTCTCAAACGAGTTGAACGATGCTATACTTAATAAAGAGGTACGCGCGAGAAAACGGCCGTCAGAAATCTGAAAGTCGGAGTCACTGCGCTCGTAGGGTGTCATCTCCAACTTCGCACCGGGAATGCCTATCGTCCAGCCAGGCTGAGCCTCTACGGCCTTGCGGTACATAGCCTTGATTTTCTTCGATGTGGAGTCGGCTTGCGCTATCACGGCAGCGTTCCAACCATTCGGGTGTCTGTACTCCTGCATCCATTTGATATACATCTGTGTCAGTGTCGAGCCGCCCCACTGACGGGCTTTCAGCAGCACCACAAGGATGGGCTTTCCTTCTCGCCGCAGGTCTTCAAAAACCCTCAGCAACCGCCTCTGTGCATATCTCAGCGTAAACGGTATCAAGCTACCCGTCAGCTTGTCTACTATCTTGTCGGTCAGGATAAACGCAAACTCGGGGTCGTCTTGGCAGCGCGCTTGAAACAGCGCCTCTTCCACGTCTTGGTGGTAGTCGGCATCATAGTCACGGTGACAACCCTCTTCTATAAACCGCCGTATCGTGCCATATCTCAGCACCTCATTGAAGATTCCTGTCTGCAAGGTCTCGGGCATCACCCACATCTCGGGTATCATGCAGTCGGCAATGACGATATGTTTCCGCATCCCCTGTGCAAACCCGTAACACCCTACGCCCGTAAGCTGGTCGTAAGGACCATAGATCACCTGCCGTCTATTATGGTTCTCATCAACAAGTTCCTTTATCTCCTGTCTCATCTCTTTCTATCTCTTTTCCTCTCTTTTCGTCTCTACCTTCTCTTTCCGCCTCTCTCCCGTCCTCTCTCCTCTCTTTCTTCTCTTTCTTCTCTTTCCTCTCTATCTTTTAGTGTGCCCTGCGGTTTGCCCGCAGGGTTCCTTTTCTTCCCGCCGCCCTGCGTTTCCCGCAGGGCCATCCCTATCGCATACCCCGCCACCATGCAATACAGATGCACCATCGCATTCACATGTGGCAGTACAAACGGGATAACCAGGAACCACACATTCTTCCTAATCATATCCTTAAACCGCCTCACCTTTCCCCACGACACGCCGACCATCGCAAACAGCACACCGCTGAATCCCATCGTCGGCTCGCTCATAAAGCACGGCAGGAACGAACACACCACAGCGCACGCATAGCACGCCACCAGATGCATCCTACATGGAATCATCCACAGAAACACCACATTCGCCGCCAAATGCCACACGTTGGCATGGCTCAACGGATAAACAAGATGCTCCACAATCTCACCACCGCCACTGCAAATATCGGTGTAGCCGCACTTCCGTAGAAAGAAGTACGACCACACCAAGCAACAACAAACTATAGTCTTATCTACTCTGAAACTAATCATCCGAATGGCTTGAAGGGCTTTCTGATACGGCCGGCCTTCGAAGAGTTCGATAGCTTCTTGACATCGAAGAGGGCGTTCTCGGCCATCAGCCCCTTGTCTATCGTCACGGGGTCTTTCGACGTCAGCGTCACCGTGAAGTACTCCTGCAGAACGGCATTCACAACATAGTCATGCACGGCCTGCGTCAGCTGGTCAAAGATAGTGTCATCCCACCAGTCGGGCATCAGCAGCTCAATGTCCGTCTCGTCACTCTCTGGCACGCCGTTCATGTCAGTTGGAACGGTCTTCTCAACGACAAACGTCTGCATCTTGTTCTTAGCGATACCTACGTGCTTGCCTATCCAGCGGAAGAACATCGCCTTGAAGGTCTCGGTGGCACTCGTCAGACGCTCGTCCTCGGTGCCGTCGGCCTTCCGCCGGCTCATGGCAACCATCTGTATCTGTGCGTCGATATCATAGAGCAGCTGGTCACGTCTTATGAAGATGTGGCGCTTGTGTTTCGGGTTCTTGATACCGTACTGCGGATTGAAACCGCTATGAGGCCGACCGTGATAGGGCCAGTCGTCATTAGGTAGCGGAGGGTTCACACAAAAAGGTCTGAAACCTTTCTCTGGTCGTTTGTATCTCATATCAGGAATGGTCGGTTACGTAAACATTGATAGTGTGTGTCAACTGCGGATTGTGACGCGAGTAGATGGTAACGACGGCGTGGCCGATACGTCTGCCTAAAAGTGTGAAGCCGTTCTCGGCACGACCGATGGTACAGATGCACTTGTTCATCGTCATAGCCTCGATGTCGTCGATGGCACCGTCCGACAGCGTATAGGTCACCGTATGCCCTTCGCCGACAGCCAACTCTACGGCCGATCCCGTTATCTCTAACGTCTCAGTGTAGGGCGTCGTGGGTACGGCAGGAGCCGTCTTGTTGAAACACCTGCGTATCGAGGCTATGTTCCGCTCAAGGAACGTGCCGTACAACGCCGACTGCCGCTCGTTGATAGGTCGCCACCAGTCCATCAGCGTGGCATTGGTGATATACTCGGACGCCAACTTCGCCAAGGCATCTGTCAGAGACGTGTTGAACCTGTCCGACACCGATAGCGTCAGGATAAGGTTGTCGCCGTCAACCGTCTCGATGATGTTGTCACCGCTCGTCTGACCGTTAGCCGTCAGAAAGTCACCAAGCAACGACTTGAAATCGGCAACATACGTAGCCAGCGAACGGGCAATAAGACGCTCGTGGTACGTCTCGTCACCTGCCTGCTCGTGGTAGGCCAGAGCAATACCGCCGGTCGGCGTACCTGAAGCGTTAGCCGTGGCTGCCTTGTCAGTCTGCCCCTTCAGAAAGGTCTCGTTCTTCACCGCCTCAATAATCAGCGGCTTAATAATCGTCAATCGTATCTGCATACTAATCACCCATTATTTTCATTACTCCCATTCGTCCCATTCGACCCATTAGTCTCTACCACCTCTCCCGTCGGTCCATCATAGCTACTCCCCGACACTGCAGGCGCCGACTTCGACAGACACCGCTGCACGGCCACCAACGACGAGTTGGCAAACCCGAAGTAGTCCTTAGCCAAGTTCGGCTTTAGCGACTGCCACCAAGTATAGAGCATAAGGTTGATAATGTACGACTCGGCCAACGACGAGAGTGTCCTTGCAAAGGCCTTGTTGAAACGCGAGCCTACGGTAGCAGTAATCACAAACGTGTCACTGCCCTGCGTCAGTGTGTCAGAGATACTGGCGTTAGGGTCTGACGTGTCGACATACTCCACCATATTGGCCTCGAAGTTCGCCAACGCCTCACGAAGGGTGCGGAAAAGCTTCACTTCGTGGTAGGCATCGTCGCCGGCCTGCTCGTTATACGCCAAGGCCGCATTCTTCACGGCGTCGGCCGACTTGTCGGCAAGGCCTGTAATATAGGTGTCGGCCTTCACCGCCTCGATAATGTTCTTCTTGTTAAGCGTTAATGTCAGTGTGTTCATATATTATAAGGATTTACATAAAGAATGAAATGGTCGGATTGTCGTGGGTGTAATTGGGAGAGGCTTCAACAAGCACAACGCTGTAATTATCGCTGGCTTCGTTGATGGCTTTTGTGCATATCGGAGTTGCGCGGTTTCTTGTACCAACGCGAGCATACTGATACTCTATCTCCCCAGTCTGCTCGTTATATCTGACAAGGTAGTCCGATCCGCTGACATCCTTACAGCAAGCAGACACATTGCCCGACGAGTCAATCTTAATAACAGGATTCGTAATGTTTACACCTGGGTCAACATTGACAGTACCCGTGATATAACCATAGATAGCACCCGACGAAGGCAGACCGTCAAACGGACTGATACCGCCTCCGCCACCAGAAGACGTGACAGTGATACGGTAAATGTACTGGTCGCCGCTATCTGTTTCTGTTACCGCAAGCTGACAGCTACCTGCCACATTACCGTATATGGTTATGGTAAGTTCGTCCATATCATCAGAGAAGGTTGCTATGCCGGTCGGGCTCATTTGATATGTCTGCGCGGAAGCGCCGAAGGGTAGCGCATACGTAACATCACCACCAACATTTATAGTCACATCTTGGTATCTCACGGTTGGGGTTGGCGTAGGTGTCGGAGAACTTGGATTGCATGACACATAGAATGTTTCTTCCCAACTATCTTCGTAATAGGTGCTGTCCTCTGGGTTGAACTCGATGTTAAAGCTGGCGTTTTCTGTTTCTGCGGTAGCACAAGTAACCTTCAATCGTGCCGTACCGTCTTCTCTATCTTCAATAGAGCTTAGGCTGATGTGGCCGCCATTGATATAGCAGGTAATATCTCTGGTTGTAAAACTGCCAAGATCAATATCAATATTCACATACTCGTTATTATTCAGACTGAAATTACGAGCACTTGTAATGATATATGGGATGTCAACCTGAGCCTGCGGCTTACTATTTGCTACAGTCCACGTATATTCGTTAAACGTAAACACGACGGAGGCACTGCCAGCGATAGGGTGGATGATGTAGTAGGTTCCGTTGTTTGTTACGCTCAGCTTCGACGAATCCGAAGAGGTGGCGTAAAGGGTGCCACCTGAGCCTCCGGTGGCTTTGACATAGATGTCATCCGACGTGCGGAGGCTTACATAACCCAAGAATGGCATCAACGGGTTCTGTTCCGTAGGGGCGCCAACAGAGTAGGTCAAAGCTGGCGGAATTGGTTCGGCCTGCTCAGCTGACACATAGACCGTCAGCGTAAGCGTCCAGTGAAGCGTGCTGTTCGTAAATACAATCGTAGCACTGCCAGCTGCTACGGAGGTGACCGTAACGATGTGGTTGATGCTGTCATTGCTAACACTAACCTTTGACGTGTCGTTACTGATCACGGTAAACGAGCCACGCGAACCGGGGTAATAGTTCAGCCATACAGCACCGCCGGTCTGCATATTGATAGTGTCACCGCTATCATAACCAAAGACGGCAGGCAGGGTATCTGACTGCTGTGAAGCCGCAACGGTAATAGTGTATATATACATATCGCCGACGGCATTAGTGATTGCAAGGTCACACGTTCCTGCCGCCGCTCCAGTTATAGTAAACTGCGTAGACGTCTTGCTAAAAGTGACATAACCCTGTGGCTGTACGGTAATGTTCTGTGAGGCACTGCCAAACGGCAAGTCATAAGTGACGCTTTCACCTTCAGTAATACTCACATTTCTGTGTCTTATCGACGCCTCATGTGCATATACTATCACGTTCAGCCTATAAAGCTGACCGCTCGGCCCAACAAGCGTAACAACAACATTTCCGACACTATTACTATGTATCGTCAGCTTATGCGTGCTGGCGTTAATGGTAGCCGTGACTCGCCCGCTTTCGGCGTTTACCGCCGATATGGTTCCCAAATAGTCTATCACCAAGTCGTGGTTATTCTCGATGGCAATGCTATCTGACAGCGGCGCATACCCGACAAGCACAAATCCCATAGACTCCTGTTCCGATGCCGTTCCAAGGGCAGTGACACTGATACGCGCCAACTCTTCATTGTTGCCGGTGCGTATGATAGTAACAACGGCAGACACGTTACTCTCTCCACTATTCGCGTTTAGTATCGAGAATACCTGCGTATCTGTGTTCTTCGCAACAGTCACGGAACCGGGAACAGTAGAAAGGATTTCGAGGTCGTCCACTTGATCCGACCCCAACGTATACGCCATAAGCTGCTGCTCGCCAGGCGAGAGTGTCAGAGTATCTCCTGGCGTACTCACCATAGGTGGCAGACTGTCGGTATACCCCTGGTTGGGTGGTGTCTTGTGGAAAATAAGAAGCACAAGGGCTTCAAGCTTCTCACGCATGGCGGCCTTGTAACGCTCGACAAGCGACGGCTCGACTATCGAGAGCCACGCATAGACGGCATACGCCACCAAGAAGGTGGTGAAAGCTACGGTGATGGTCGTGTTCATCTCATTGTTATGGTTAGTGGGAAACGTTAGCGTTATCTCGCCGACGGCAGACGTGCCGGCCGCATTGGGACTCGTCGACGCAGTAACGAAATACTGCGCTGACGTGTTCACAAGGGTTACGGCGTCAAGATAGTAGTCGTGAAGGGTGTCGACTTCGGCAGAAGAGGGGGTGATGACAGAGAAACTGGAGTCACCGTCCTTCCTGACGGCACGCTTACCGATAACGGATAGCTGACGACGGACGGCAGCGTCTAAGTGGGATGTGTCTACGGTGATATTCATGCGGCTTGTAACATTTGTTGGGCGTTATTGACAGCTTCGGGATTGGCACCACCCTCGGCGGCTATCTGCTGCATAGCCATCTGTTGGGCCTCGTCGCGCTCTATCAGCTGCAGCAGGTCGTCGGCAAACGGCAGGTTCACGGAGGCAAGATATTGCTTGATGTCGATAAAGCCGGCTAACAGCAACTCCTTCGCAGTGTCGTTGGCGTAGGTCTGGAAAGCAGTAGTCTTCGCAGAGTCCTTGATGTTGATACGGAAATCGACGTCACGGGCAGAGAGATTGTCGTACTCCACCAGCAACGACGTGTCCTTGTTCGTCACCAGACGGCCATTCCTGTAGTACTGCTTGATGGTCATACACTTCTTGCGGGCTATCTGCTCGGAGAAGCTGGTGAAGTCCTGCATGATGCTCTCCAAAGAGGTGGTCGCGTTCTGCGTCTCTTGCATATAGCGGGCGGCTGACGTGCCGGCACTCGGCGTCTTTCCCTGTAAGGCTCCAGACACGTTCGTGATGTCTCTTGCAAGGTTCAACTCCATCTGCAGCAGCTCTTGCGTGCCAAGCTGGACGGCACCGTTGGAGATGATCTCAGGTCTGAGGTTCGGGTTCGTCTTGTTCGTCTCAAAGAACAGCAGACCGTCATACTCGGTTATCTCGTCGGCAATGTCTTCCTTGTTCATATCGTCGGGAATACACTGTATCGGGAAGATGGTGATACCCTTCGCGGCTGAACGTGCGGCCATGTCGTGCATGATGATAAGGCGGTTGATATAACGCTGCTGGTCGATGATGTTGCCCATGAACGGGTGTACCTCACTGTTCACATAAGGGTAGAGCTTGAGCGTAAACGGCACCTCCTTCGACTCATACGGATTCTCACCATCGGCAATAACCGTTCCGTCGGGAGCCATATAGGTGTAGTACCAGTATTCATCTTCTATCTGTTCGTACTCTATCAGCGGCCACTCGTCTTCGGGCATACCGACTTCCTGACACTGACGTATCCTCTCCTTGTTCTGCTCGTCGATACGCCAGATGTCTTTCACCTCTACCCTATACTCCACCTCGTCGCCGTTCTCGGCAATGGGGTCATAGCACTGGTAGCGGGTCTTCGACTCCTTCGTCCACACCTCAATCAGTCTGCAAAGCGACTGCCGCGACGGCTTATCAAAGCTGATAACACTCAGCCCGTCCTGCTCATTCTGCTGCAGGCCGCCACCTCGCCATCGACCGCTGCCAACGGTTTCCCCGCTGACCCATCCACGGTGCCAGCTGGTTTTACCAGATGGAATGTCAAACACATCGTTTATCTCCTCGACGCTCCACCCATACTGCCTATTACAAAACTGCTTATATAGCTGCCCGGGCGAAACATCGTGCAACACGCCAACCATCCTCAAATCGGTCATACGGACGTCGGTTCCAGACTCCCAGAAAACATAGTTCGGGTTGATGATGTCCGTCCAGGCGTCCATATGCCCGTTACGTTCCTCATACGTCTCTCTCGACACGGCAACACCACCGAGCAAGAAGTCCTCAAAGGCATTCTTCAGAACGTCGCTCATATAGGTCTTCTGCCAGCACGACTGCATCGTGGCACTCATCATGTCCGACAACCACTGCGCGTTTTTCTTCACGGCAAAGCAGTTTGGCTCACCTGCCTGCTTAGCGTAAAGACCGACAACGGAGTTCAGGATGCTGATCATGATGTTGTTCTGCAACGGCACGTTGCCCTTCATCTGGATATACTTGCGCTCAGTCACCTGTCCGTGCCTGTAGTGGATGATGTCACCCCACTGGTCGCCGTAGGTGTATTCCTTCACACGCTCCCTCGTCCTGCGAATGTCCGACTTGTCGTTCCAAGCCTGCTCACAGCGAAGGCGAAGGTCGTAGTCTACACGACGGCGACGGCGTACCGGAATGCCATAGGAACTGCCACGCTGACGCTCTTTCGCGCTGTCGTGGACGGCACCTTGTGGCATAACGCTGGAAAGTCTTCTTATCTTGGCCATCTGATAATACTTTTATGCGGCAAAAATACCGAAAACACCTGCTTTTTATGCCGTGTCTGAACTTCACCGTCAGTCAAGGTGCAGACACGGAAAAGCCGTAACCACCTTTTTATATATTTGCGGCTGAAGAACGCAAAATTTCTATATATGGCAAACGAGAAAAAAGCAATCGAGAACGAGGAAATGCAGCAGGCGCAGGAAGCACCGGCAGCAAGACCGAACCGCGACAAGTACGCTGCCATGTGGGCCGAGGATAACCCCGACGTCGACTTCGAGAACAAGGAAGCGCGCTATGAGCGGATGGCAAAAGACCGCGACGACCTGCGTAGCCTGAAAAGCTCAGGACGCGAACTGTCGGGAGTGCTCTCGGAAAACCGTTGGATGGGGGCAATGTTCAACGACCTCAGAAAGAACCCGGGAAAGAACCCGCTGGTGTGGTTCGCAGAGAACGGCATCGACATTCGCGCGGCTCTCGACGACCCAGAGGTGATGCAGCAGGTAACGGACGCATTCAACAACTGGACGCAGAAGCAGGCTGACGGCGAGGCGGCTGAAAGGGCACAGGAAGAGGCCATCGGAAAGAGCCTTGACGAACTGGTCGCACTACAGAAGGAGTTGGGACTGACGGACGAACAGGTAGACCGTATGTGGCAGCACTTCTGGGATGATGTCTTCGCACCAGCCTTCAAGGGCGAGGTCGCTAAGGACACATGGACGGCTCTGTTGCACGCCATGAACTACAACCAGGACATTGCCAACGCCCGCGAGGAATCGGCCATGCAGGCGCGCAACGAGAAGCACGCTAACAAGCTGAAGACTTTCGACGAGAAGCAGGTGCCACCGTCATTCTCGCAGGGTAGCGGACAGACGGCCGCTCCCAAAAAGCAGAAGCAGGAAAGCCTGATGGACTTCGTAAAGAGAAATTCGTAATTTATTAATTAATAAATCCGTAGTAATATGAAAAATTCAAAGAACTTCTGGCGACTGCTGAGCTATATGCTCACTGTTATCGCAATCTTCAGTGGCGGTGGCGCAATGGCCGTCGGCACTATCGAGAACCCGAACCCCGACGACATGATGAAGGCTGATCCTGCAGCCGACCATGAACCCGTCGACCCAGAGGCTAACGACCGCAAGATGCCGGGTGGCGACAATGCCGGTCAGGACTTGACGGGCACGCAGGCCTCTGCTACCCAGATCCGCGAGGGTGGCCTCGAAGACGAGGAGCGCGAAGACAAAATCACCCAAATCCGACCGTACAAGGTGCCGTTCCTGCGCATCCTCAGCCGCGTGGCAAAGACGCAGAGCGTTACCAACTACCGTATCATGCATGCCCGTGTCGGTGGTGAAACACTCGACGGCACGGTGACTACCAACATCGCTGCTGGTGCTACCATCAAGCTGGATAAGAACAACTTCTCGGGCAACCTCCTCGTCTTCCGTAAGAACGACCTGCTGGTTGTTCCCTCTATGGGTGGCTACAAGCCCGGCAGTCAGTCGGAGCATAACGGCGAGTTCCTCACACTGGAGGTCATCGAGCGCGACAAGAGCGGTGTCACCTGCTGCGCCATCAACGGCCCAGCTGCTACAGAGGGTCAGTCGGGCGACGAGTACGACTATCAGACGGTTCCCGCCATCGCCGCAGGCACGTATATCCTCGGTTCGTGGAACGCCATGAGTGAGTCTCAGCTGCTCGTCACTCCAGACAACTACCAGCCCCGCGAGCGTGAGGTCTACCTACAGAAGCACGGCTGGAACGTGGTCTTCACCGAGGAGTTCGAGGTGGCCAAGAAGAAGTACCCCGTCAAGGTGGCAAACCTGCTGGAGGATGCTTCCATCAAGGACGATATGCGTGTGGAGCGCGGCTACTGGTTCGGTGCCAAGGCCAAGCGTAAGCGTATGAACGAGGATGGCTCTGTGGAGGACGTCTTCTACTCGGAGGGTCTGATGACACAGATTCCCAACCACTACGCCATCGGCAACGAGTACACGCTCAGCGACCTCATCGCACTCTCGAAGCTGCAGTTCACCGACTTCGCAACCTCTAACCGTGCATTCGCTTTCTGCGGTAAGAACGCTATCGAGCGTCTGGAGAACATCAACCCGGGAACCAACCGTCAGATTCACATGACCGTCGAGTCGAGCTACGATCTCACCTTCAAGCGTTTCAAGGACACCTTCGGCGAGATTAACTTCATCTGGGATCAGACCCTCGACTTCATGGGTATGAGCGACTACATGTTCATCCTCGACATGGATAACGCCGTCCACTACATCAAGGAGAGCAACCGCAGCCGTACCAACGATATGTCGAAGGGTGCTGGAGACATCCGTCTGGCAAAGACACACTGGGAGTACGACACCGACGCCGTGGCTCTGAAGGGTTACAACTCCATCATGGTAGGTCCAGAGGGCGGCATCTTCAACCTCATGGGTCAGGGTGTTGTCAACTACATCGTGAGTGCCGCCACGCTGCCCACCAGCCCCTCTGCCAACATGAAGATTGCGCTGACCGCTGACTACACCGTGGACGATGTGACCTACGAGAAGGGTAAGGTTTACATCTACAACGGTTCTGCTTCACCGGCCGCTTGGGAGGAGTACACTGGTTCCGACATTGCTGCTTAATTCGATAGATTCAATCAGAGGGTGGGGCCTCTCCACTGAGGAGGCTCCACCTTTTTAAAATCAAGAAGGTTATGATTAAGACATACAAACTGACAATCCCGTCACGAAACACGTCATTCGTGCTTCGCGGAAAAACGGGTAACTCGCAGCGATTCAACTTCGCTGGCGGAGACCCGGTTATTGGAAAGGCGGCTACCATCATGCTTCATACGCAGTACTCGCAGTACTTGCTGGAGTCTTCCGACGAGTTCAAGAAGGGTATCGTCGTACTGGTACGGACGGATGAAGGTGGAGAGATAGCATCGCCTACCGTGAACAACGTCATGGAGAACATCAAGTCGCCAGAACAGCTCATAGAGTTCGTGGCTACTGTCCTCGAAAAGGTATACCAGCGGCCGGAAGCCGCTCTCAACTACGCCAAAAGCAAAGGCTACGAATTTCCAAATCTCACACTAAAGAAAGCGGAGGAATAACTATGGGGCGTTACGCAGACGATTTAAAGAAAAAGCAGGCAGAGTCCATCATCGACGAACTGCTGAACAAAGAGACCGAGAACGACAAGATTGAGTCGTTGAAGGAAGTGTTGAACCTGCTCAGCCAGATAGACGACGGCGACACGAAGCTTGGAGGCGTGATGAACTCAGCTGCCGATGCACGTATCACGGCTGCTCTCGGCGAAAACGGAGCCATTGCCAATGCCATCACGGCTGCCATCACGGCTGCCATCGGCGAGAACGGCAGCATCGAGACGTGGGGCGACGGACGCTACACGAAGAAGACAGAGTAAAGTCATTCTGATATTGTAAGGCAATGACAACCGACGAAATCATCAAGCAGGTACGATGGTGTATCGACGAGGAGGCTTATAACGAAGCTGCCTTGGAAGGGGCTTCGGCTTTCGACTTCGGGGGGAATAACCATACAGACACGGGAATGATGAACCGTATCATCATAGCAAAGATTCCCGACGCGCTCAGATGGGTATGTCTCTATGCACCATCGGAACTACTCACCGGCTCTGACGTCGGAGGCTCTGACACCGATCTCATTTACGAAGACACCGTCTCGCCTCAGTCTGTTTCCCAGACTGACTCAGCAGCAGGCATCATCGATGGTGCGCCTGCTTCCGTCTCGGGCAACCGCTTCGTACTGCCTGCCAACTTCATCAAACTCCTACGTGTAAGGGGTAGTTCGTGGCATCGCTCTGTCAGCGGCAACACGCTCATAGCAGAGGATTCCGACGACTACCTCAAACTCCACGACCCCGTCTGCGCATTTGCCACGGCTGACCGTCCGCAGGTGGCGCTCATAGACAAGGCACGAAAGGAGTTGGAATGTTGGCCTGCGGCTCCGTCATTCGAGTTCTCGTGTGTCGTAAGCCCGGCGGCAATAGCGACAAGCCCTGACGCGCAGGATCCGGCAACGGTAGCAGTACCGCCGCTGGTAAAGACAAGCTTCGTCTATTACCTCGCCTTCCTACTGCTAACGGCCTACGGCGACGCAAGGGCTTCTGCTATGCTGGAGATTGCAAAGATGAATATCGGACGTACCAACGCATGAGAACACTAACACCTGTCAACGGACAATGGAGCGAAGAGGCGAATGCCTGGGTCAGCGAGACACTCTTCCTGACGGGAGAACACTGGCTCGAACTGTCGCTGCCTGCCAAAGGGCGTATCGTCGTCAAGATGGCCGACACGGCAGAAGGCCCATTCCCCAAGGCGCTCATATCAAAGTGGGCAGGACCGGACTTCTCAATACGCATCTACGGCTCCGATGTCGGTCACTTTTTCAGATTCTACCTAACCAACACACCGACAACCATACAAATCGTTGATCTGAACAAGCAAGACGGGGGAACATAAAAAGTCCCCCGACTTTCATTTATAAGTAGTACCACCCACTAACAGACAAGGACGAAGCCTTCTCAATACGCTCATACTTCAACCTCTAACAACAAGGGCTGGCAGAAACGCCAGCCCCCGTTGTTTCTATTTTATCTTTTCCAGCTTTTTTACGGTTTCTTCCATAATTTGGTCCATCTGCAGCTGATATAGATTCTTCTCTTGCAAATCGTCGGTATTTTCAAGTGCCTTTTTAGCAGCCGAGTAACGCTTGTAAGCTTCGGCCATAATCATAGCCCTGGAACCCTTCTTGCCTTCTTTCTCTGAAACAGACTTCATGTAACTCATCGGGTCTTCTTCGCCGCGTTTTTTCAAAACCTTTATAGTTTCCTGGGTCTTGTCTGCCTCTTCTTTGTAGTACCACCACTTATTACGTGTACGTGCGTAGCGTGTGCGCTCGTTAGGTGTGTAGTGCTGGGTTCTTACAATGGGCATCCAGTTTGAGGTGATAGCCTCCTTCGGACTCATCTCATTGGCATGCTTGGCCAACTGAGCAACACGGTTGACGGTAGATCCGACACCACCAAAGTAGCCGTTGACGATATGCTCCACAAGTGCCGGGTCTGTGATGGCTCCGTCTGCCCATCCCTTGATGTTCTCGTCATGATAGGGATTAGTTGCAGCATTAAGCCTCTTCGAAGCACCTACATAAGCATCACCGACATTCTTAAAGGCTCTCGTCCAACGTGGCTTGTTCTTGTTCCAACGCTCCTCGTCACGTTCAATGGGCTGACCAAGCCAGTTCTTGTTGGCTGCAGCCTCAGCAAACGGACGTATGCCGGAAGGAACCATTGCCCACATTGGGCCTGCACCTTCACCGAAGAAGTCAAGCGGAGCGACCTGAGACAACTGTGTAACAATGTCCTCACCCATGTTCTTTGTCGAACGGAGTTCCGGGTGGTTGATGTAGCTTGCAGCCATATCTCCGATACCATACATTGCTCTGAGTTCAATAGGAAGGGCAATCGTTATAAAGCTACCCTTGTCGTTATAGATACACAAGTTGTTTCTGCGTACATACTCTGGCAGTTCTGCATATGGGTTCTCAGGCTCCTTGCCAGTCTTGTCATCATCCTCCTCAAATAGATACTGATTCAACTGAGGCATCAGCATACCAGCAAGTGCGAAGGCAGCAAAAGCTGTGGTGCCCTTAATAGGATGATTGGCCACATTTTTAATCATGTTAGTCATGCCTTGAACACCTGCATTGTAGAACATGATGTAGTCTTGTAAGTTCTGAGCACTCCAGCCTGCCATATAGGCATTGGCATTGCTCAGCCAACTGTCATCGCCCCTATTGAGACTAACAGTCTTACGGCCTGCTCCCTTGCGGTTGAAGTTCACTGACACCTCCTTGGCATCGCTGACAGACCGGGTGATTGTCCTACCCATCTCTCTCGATGTCATATAGGTGGCGAAACGTGCCATATTCTCGGCTCGTTCATTCATGGCTTCAATAGCATCAGGAAGAGCATTAATAACAACCTTGCCTACCTTCTCGGGTGTACTGTCTTTACTCACACCTTCCTTGATGGCTTTCTTCCATTTGTCAAGGTTCTTGCGCTCTACCCAGCCGGTCTCACCACCATTCTCCATAAACTCCTTGAAGTAGCGGTCTGTTGCATTAGCCATATTCAGGGTTCCTTCACGATAGCGTTTGAAAAGATTGGTGTGCATAGCTGGAACACCGGATGCCACTCGTCCTATCGCAACGCCATAATTCTTAGCCCATCTTAGCCAATATTCAGCATTCTCCTTAACGGCTATGTTGGCTGCAGAATAGATTAAGTCGCGCTCCGTATTTCGCATAATGAAGTCGGGAGAATAAGAGGTGTTCATCTTTGCCATGAAGTGACTCAGACTCGACAGCCAAAGGATGTTGCTATTACGCTCTGCCTTCAATTGTCCGTTGACGGCCTGCGCTGCACGGGGATTACCATTAACAACGAATGAGTGTTTCTCGCCATTGATCCAAACATCGACTATGTGCTGCGCCTTATGTTCCTTGTCTGCAGGACGGAAGGGGATATTGGAGTTCTGACGTACTCGCTTGGCATTACCGTTAGCTTCCTTGACTTCCATATCTTGCTGGTACTGGTCAAGGATAGCGGCAACATCATCTGCTTTAGCGCCCTCTGGAATATCCGGGAACTTCTCTACCCATACATCTTGTCCTGTCACAGGATCATACTGTTTTTCTGCCCAAAGGTAAGGCAATTCAGTAACTAAACGTTGGTCGGCACCAACCTCGTTATAATGACTGCGGACAAATCTTGCAAACGCCTGCTTCATCTGGTTTCTTAACGAACGGTTGATAGCACTGCTGCTCATGGCTCCAAGGGTGGCAAACACATCTACATCAGCAAGACTCTCACGTCCTTTTGCGTTCATCAGAACGGGGCCAGCCCACTTGCGGTCGTTGCCACCTTCTTCAAGGTAGTCGTAAACTTCCTCAGCGGTCTTTTCGTCGTAACCTCTCAAAGGAACATACCACTCAAACATTTCGCTTACCTTGTCGTGCTTCTCCTTAGAGTCAAGACCGCCTTCGTACTCCATATCAAGACCAAACTGGCTGACGGCCTTCGTCTTCTCCCAAAGGCCATCCACCCTTTCTTTCCCAAGCATGGACTCGGTACTCATCACCTCGTCTATAATACCCGCATCGTCATAACCAACGCCCGCACCCGATGGTTTGCCCATCGAGGAAAGTCCAGAATAGTCCTTCTCTCCAACCTTGTACTCGGGCATGTTATGACCAATCCACTTATCAACTTCCTCAAAATACTCTCTAAGGTCAATATTTCCATTCCTCAAATCGTCTCTGAGTCCGCGCATCGTGTCGAAATAGTCCTGCTCCATATCGTCAACCTGCTTCTGGTCAACGGCAGAGTCCTTACGCAAGGCACGAATAGCGTCACGGACAAACAAAACCCTATTACGCTCCAGGCCGTGCTTCTTAATCATGTAGAGCTGCAGGTTTCTTAACTGCTCATCCACACCATTGCCCATATCAGGCAGACACTTGCCAACAGCATCGTCCAAAGGCTTCATGTAGTCGCGGTTAAACAGGAAATCCATCTGCTCCTCCTTGCTCGACATCTGGTTTTCGAGCAACACGAAGTTCTCTGCAGAAGGAATGTCTTCTATTTTCTTCACACCACTAATAGAGCGCATCAGTTCTATAGCCGACTGCATAGCGTCTATATGTGCCTCTTTCCACACATACCCTATCCGCTTCAAAGAGCGCTCATAATTCATCCGCTGGTTCTTCACAGATGGCGTATGCCTGAACAATGTCTTTCCATCCCCAGGGAAATACGGCACTCTTGTTGTGTCTGTGGTCGTGTCACGACCTCCTTCATAAGTAAACTCCCCATTCTTAACCTTGGCCTCATACCTCTCCCTGCCAAGCCTGAATAGCAAAGCCTCGCGCTCCACTTGGTTCATGACATTGCCTTTCTCCAAGTTGTGCTTGCTCAGCCATACCATATACTTCACATCGGAAATACTCGGACTCATGGTAAACCCTGCGCTGCGGAGCGCATCGGTCATGGCATTCTTCACCTTCTGCCACATGCTCAGGTCGCCATAGCCTTTCTCTGCTGCCTCGGCCAAAAACTCGTCAATGGTTCGGTAGGTATCAAAACCGTTCTTTGCAAGCTTCTCCGTCCAGTACTTCTGCAACTCGGGATCTTTCAGTTCATACAGCAACGACTGGCAATAGCTCTTGTAACCCTTCTCGCCAAGCAGTTCACGCAATCCTTGATGTCCGATGGTCTCGTGGGCGATGGTCTTTTCTGCGTCGTAGGTATCACGGACGTGGGGCAGGAACATGAAGATTTTCTTCTTGCCGTCCTTGCCAATCTCAATCCATCCCGGTACCTCATGCCCTGCTGCAATGGCATCACGTACTTCCTTATTCTGAATCTGGTCAAGTTCCGTAACTGCCTCAAAGTCGCTATTCAGCTTCTTGGCAAGCTTGCGGCCTGCCTCTTCCTTGCGACGATAATCGGTCTCTAACGGTGTCTGTGATGGCTCTCCTTTGCGGAAAAATGTACTTTTTTCGCTCTCGTCCAACAATTTTTTGCCAGAATCATAGGATTTCTCAACATCTTTTAGTAACTTTGCGCCAGAAATTGAGTTGTTGGTGGACTCCTTCGTGTCAGTTTTATGCTGGCCAACGTTGACTGACGGGCTTTCACTCGCTGTCATCGGAGAATCCAATAACTCGATTTTTGTTACCTCATAACTATGCGGTTTGTTGGCTTCGCTACCTCTAAACTCCTGCATGGTGGTCTTTACGCGATATACTTTTCCGTCTATCTCTACTGCTCCATACAGACGATGAATAAGTGCGTTATCATTGTACTTTTCAGTCGTACGGACACCGTCCACTTTCGGATAATCAGGATGGACTTCTGCCTCGATGCTTTCTGATATAACATCTTTCAGCTTTTTCAAGACAGACAGATGCACCTCTTGATTGTCGCTGTTGGCCATACCGTCCTCGGAAAGGTATTTGCCTATGGCCTTTTTACTTATGACATACGGAGTTCCATCTTTCATCTTTGGAAGTTTATTGTTCTTGATATCTTCCTCTGATGTAACAAGATTCTTGATTGCCCAATCCCTTGCCTTATCAATAGGCCTTTCACCAAAATCGTGATTACTAACATGAGTTATTGAAACGTTTGCATCATTAAGGCCTTTTACGACAAGTCCTTTTGACCTAACAGCATCTTCCCGTATTTTATCAAACTCTTCTTTGTCCTTTGCAAAACGGAATCTTGTTGTCGGCCTGTCCTCCAACTGCATGGTCTCCGCGTTGAAGTCCTTGCCGCTCTCACGCTCAAAGTCATACTCTACGGGCTGGTCGGGATGCTCCTTGTTCCACTTGGTGATGACATTTCTTGCTTCCACATCGCTCATGATGCGGTTAGCCTTGAATGCACCTGCCACATACCATCCGATACGGTCTGCCTGCGAAGCTGCCTTGTTAGCGTTGGTAGCCTTCATATAGAAACCATCCTCGGGGATCTGGGTTGGAATATCCTTGTCGGGGTTTTGGTCAGCAACAGACTGCCACTCGCGGTCTGCAGGCACCTCGCCTTCTACCCAAACAAACCTATCATCTCTGAGGTTTCTGTCCTTTCCCTTGCCAATCTGACGCATGGAAGGCAGAGAACCAGCATGCCAACCGGGACGCATGGCAAACTCGCTCACCGTGCCGCTTCCGTTGATGCCAAGGTTCATATACTTACGACTTTCACCACCATAACGACGCTGGCTCCTTCCGGTGTCTTCTATGCGAACCCAGCGAAGTCCGTTGGAGGTGGCATCGTTCACGGCTTCCTTCGATGGATATTTACCCATCTTCATGCCATGTTCTTTTGCATAATCCTCCATTGATGTGTACGTACCATTCTTATAGTCCACCAAGAATGTACCTGACGGCATCTTCTGCAAGATACTCAAATCGGGGCTGTCGGCATCATACCACTTGCCCAACTCCGTAGGTGCTGCTGAATCAATGAACAATGGATATAACTTACCATCGTCACCAAGGCGCATCAGCTTATACACCTTCTGCGTCTTCTTCGGGGCTTCTTTCTCCCTCAGTCTGAAACGGGTAGTGGTGCCTGGCTCCTGTGTAGTACCGTTCAGACTCTCCGCAAACTTCTGTGCTTCTTCCGCAGTCTTGAAGTGGAACGCTTTCTTGAAACGGTTGTAATACCCACCAAGAGCCTTGGCCTTGCGCTCAACAGCCCGATAGTCATTATCGCTCAGACGTGCGCCGTTATAGCTGACAAGGTGCATATCCTCACCCGTCCGCGTATTCTTATCCAACTTATACTCATAGTCGGCCTTCCGCTGTGTAGCCACCGTGCCTGCCGCATTTCCGGCAGGCTGCACAACCGTTGACGTCCTCGCATTGACAGGCTCGTTCTTGTCTATCTTCTTGCCAGTCTCAGGATCAAATCCTGCTTGTTCCAAGTTAAACTTGGCGCGTCTCTTCTCAAACAGACCGCTCCCGCGAGAATGATACAGGTCTACCATCCTTTTCAGCTGCTCTACGTCATTGTAGATGCCTTCGCCAGTGAAGCCTTCTTCGATATTGCGCTTGATGGAATCAAGCTTTTCACGCTCCTGCCTTGCACGTTCTTCCCTCTGCCGCTGATACTCAGCCTCGCGCTCCTGACGCTTGCGTTCTCTTTCAGCCTCCTGCTCACGGACAGCCTTATCCATCTGGTCGGCGGTCATGCCGGTAACGTTCTCCAATGTCTTGATGGCCTGCTGGCAGTAGTCCTTGATAGCATCCAAGGCAGGTACTTTGTTCTTGCCAGTGCCATAGGTCTTGGTTTTGTACTTGCCATGTTCCAGCTTGTCAGGATTCTCCATCGTTTCTTTCAGACCTCTATACCACAACAGAACATTCTCCATATTCGGGTTTTCAAGGTTCAGCCATATCTCCGAAACATCGTAACGCGACTTGCTCCGTACTCTAAGATAACCATCACGAGTAATCTCAAACAAACTTGTAAACGGATTGTCTTCTAAAGCCCTCTTTGTTCTCAAAGCTTTCTTCGTATTGATGGCTACTTGGTCAATAGTCCTCTCCGGCATCCTCACATTGCGGATTCGGTCAAACAGACCGGCAATAGATTCCTCGCCAGACAGATCCACAGTCACCTTCTGAGGTGCTTTTTGACGCATCTCCGCGCGGCTCACCTTGTCAATGACAACAATCCTTGTCCTGACATTGGTTCCTGCTCTGCCAAAAGCAACGCTCGGCAGCTTAACCTCGCCAGTCACTACGGCAGCCCCGCCGGCGGCGGTTTCCCCGTCGCCATTCAGCCAAGCGTCCAGCCTCTTCTCCATAGCAGGCCCATCAGGAATAATAGCAATAACACGACCACCTTCATTCAAGTGTCTAAACGCTTTCGCAACGTGTTCCATAGCCGTCTTGCCACCTACACCATAGGGAGGATTCATCAGCACGACATCATGCTTATTGCCAAGCGGATAATTCTCAAACGGCATTTCCTCAAACCTTCTGCCCGGCCCGCCAGCTCGCATCTGCAACTTCGTAAACAGGCTGGAACTTGGCTCGATGGCCGTCATACCGTTGGTCTCTGGCACATATCTTGCAATAGCTCCATGACCGGCACTCGGTTCAAGGGCGGTCTCGCCTTCCATCATCATACCCCACTCCACCATCTTGTAACCGATAGGCTCTGGAGTCGGGAAGTAATCGACGCCCTCTCTGTTATCCCTGCCACGCTGCATTTTCTGATTGCCGTAGTAGTCTTGGATAGACACATCGAAACCGTCCTTGTCATCACCGCCTGCTACACGTCCGTCCATATCTTTACCGCCAAGTCCCTGACGCTCGTAGTCCACCTCACCAGTATTCTCCAATACAGAGTTGGCAATACTCTTCCTTAGATTTCTCGCCTTAGAACCTAACGCGAGGTTCTCGGTGGTTCCAAGGGCATTGTTAAACTTCTGCGCAAACAGGTTCGTTTCAAGGTCAAGACCAAGCAAAGGATATTCGAAGATGGCGTTACTCTTCTGACCTATTCTATATATACGACCCTCAATCTGAATAAAGGCAATAGGACTCTGAGGCAGGGCAAGGTTAATCTCTACGCGCTGATGCTCACCAGTCTTGTCATGAAGGGAAATTCCCTCTTTTCCTGAAGCCTCCTGAATGACGATGATATCCTTACCACCATTGTCTTTCATAAACTCCTCGACGCTCTTATGCTTGACGCTCTTGGTCTCTGCGCCGGAAAAGAAAGCTACATTGTCCTTACCGAAACGTCTCTCTATCTGTTCTCTCGGAAGAGTATAGTCAAGAGTCTTCTCCCATTCCAGCATATCAGCAAAATCATGCTCGAAAGCTGCTATGGCAGAGAGAATATCGCTCTTGCGCTTTCCGTCTTGCTCCATCGAGGCCATAACGCTGGCTGCATCCAAGGCCCTGCGGAACGGCGGTTCAAGGTCGCCACTGGTTCTGCGACGGTGGAACACCACGACTTTCTGACCTCTCGCCAAGTGTTCTTTGATGCGCTCGTTGACCAAAGAGGTCTTCATGGCCTCAAACAAGGCGGTAGAATAGTTGTAGTCAAAACTCTTCTTGAAAGCTTCGGCAAGTGGCTGATAACGCTTGTTGCGGTACACCTCACTCATAGCCTGATTGAAACGGCCTGCATGGTCAAGGGTCAGCACCGGGAAGTCGCGGCTGTAGTCGTAGTCACTGGCTATCATACGCCCGCTCATCGTCTGCAAGGTGTTCTGAAGGTAGTCGGAGAAATCTATCTCCTGCCTACCCAAAGCCTCGGCATTGCTGACGTGACTCTCCAGACGTCCATATCTCCAACGATAGCCTGCGGGGAACATCTGTTCCAGGAAAGCATCCTCCGGCGAACGGTGGTTGTAGGTTCCGATGGTATTCTTGTCCTCTTCGGGGAAACTGAACAGATAACCCTCGGCATATCTCAGCGACTCGCGCACATTGAACGGAGTTGCACTCAGGAACACGGTCTTGGTACGCTTCGTGTCTATCTCGGCCTGAGGACGCTTACTTTCGCGTATCTCCTGCATGATGGGACGAAGTTCCTCCAAACGGGTCTCTATATCCCGCATCCTAGCATTGAGATTGGCCTTCAATTCGGCTACAACGACATCTTTGCCATCTACCTTTACCGTCTCATTGTCGCCATAATTGCTAAGGACATCAAGACGTTCTCGGTTCTCTTCCCTTTCTTTTAGAAGGTTGCGATGTTCAACCCACTCAGGTAGCCAATAGGTCTGCCTATCCATCGAACGCTCAACATTCTTATTGGTGAGCATTTCGTGGAAGTCCATCATCGTGGTATTGGTGGCTTCCTTACTCTCCATAATCTTGTGGCTCTCGTCATACACTATCAGGTCAAAACAGTCCTCCAGCATGGCAAGGTTCTGACGTGCGTTAGCGTAGGTGGTAACTACCACACCCTTACCCTTGGCCTTTGTGGCAGACGTACCCTTAATCTTGGCCTCTTCGTCAAGACTCTCGATGTTCAGTCCGAGGTTCAAACCGTCATTGCGCCAGTCGCTAACTTTCTCTTGTGATGGGGTGAGAATCAGAACACGGCCTTTACCTTGCTTCACGAAACGCTTCACGATACCAAGTCCCGTGTATGTCTTACCTGTACCAGTTCCGTTGGTGAACATCATTCCTTTACCAAAACCGTGCTGGCGGTCTTGGTGCTGCCCGTTGAAGAACTGGGTCTCAGCTTTCAGTACATCGTCCTGCTGCTCGGGGAGTAGATAAGGAAGGGATTCGCGGATATTGTCAATGTCACCTACCTTGGTCTCTACACTCTCTGCGGCCTTCTGCTTCTCAAACTTAGTGCTGAGGTCTTCGCGCACAACCTCGCGCATCTTCTCCTGGCCAATGAAAGAAGCCCACTCTCCGATGGTTCTGGTGACACCATTAATGTTATACTCGCAGTTCCATACCTCCTGCATGTATTCGTCTATCTCGGCGTCAGTCCATTTCATATCTTCGTGGAGCCAGTCGTGGAAGTCTTCCCACATCTGTTTCTTCCACTCATTGAACTCATGAAGACCCTTTGCGATATACTGATAACCAAGATTGGCACTCTCGGTGATTATCTCACCAAGAATACCAATCTGCTCATTATTCATGCCAACAAGGGAGATACTAAGCTCTCCATTGCGTCCGGCTTTCTTGAATCTTTTTCTTAAATCTGCGAGTCGCTGCTTGCTGGCTGCAATGGCGGCATCACTTCCGGCTGCTGGCTTCGGAGAATTGTCATGTCTGGCTTCAATCTCCCGCTGTTCAGCTTGCCCAGCCACTCCGCTGCCTCGCTCACCTGCTCCTGTGGGACGTACATCACGTCCATTGCTCCTATCTCCGCTGCTTCCGACGGGCTGTTCACTTCCTGCAGGTAGTCTATCCACTTCGGACTCTGATTCAGAAACGCTGCTATCGCCTCGTTCTCCAGTAGAAGCGGGAACATTGTCCGTACTATCCTCCACACGTTGTACTCGCGCTTTGTCAGCGTTTCCATCGTCCTGTAGGGGTACATCTCCTTCATCAGCCAATTCGCCAGTCGGCTCTCCAGGCTGTCCAGGTCTTCGCTCTTCTCTATCATTGAGGCCAGCCAACTGTGTTCCGTCGGCATCTGAGCGATTTGTCTCATTGTCTTGTCGTCGATTCCTAACATCGTTATATACGTTTAAATATGCTGCTGTTTGTAGTAGTCCGTGGTTACCATTAAGATAAGCCTTGGCCAATGTCTTCTGTACGTCTGAGGCTGATGAAGAGTCCACCTCTGCGTCAGTGAGAGGAGTGTCTGCAAGTTTCTCGGCTCTCTCGCGGTCTGCCTTCTGCTCGGGGGTCTCGTCGGTTGTTATGCCAAGTTCTTTCTGCTCTGCTTTTTTCTCCTCATTAAACTCCGTAGATGCCTTCTCGATGGCTTCCATCGGGTTATCGGATGGCTCTTTGGAAATTCTTTCCTTGAACTGTCCAAGAATGTTCTCAACTGCCTCCGCTTTTTCTTTTGGGAACGTCCAACCTGTTTTCTCGTCCCATTTGCCTTCAAGCTTATTGAACTCGTTGTAAAGCCATACGTAATCCTCATTTGTTGCCCTCCCTTCGGGGATGAGGTTCTTGTCCAAGACATTCACGGAACCATTTTTCTTGGTGGTAACAGTGAAAACATCATCTTCTTCGAAGCTGGTCTGCCTGCGCTCATTGTCAAGTGCGCCACGAACACGGCTGTCATGCTCTGCCTGCGACTGCAGTCTATCCAGTTTCGCCTGCGCATCTATCAGTCGTTCGCGTACTTCTTCCGTACGCCTGTTGACACCTTCCTGAGTACGGTCGGTGCCGCCCATCTCGTCAAAGGAGAATAGCTGGTCTGGCTTCTCAAAGGCTTTGTCATCGGAGAACATATCGGTAGCCTTGTCACTCTCCTTCGCTCTCGCCTTCTCGTATGTACTCTTCGCTTTCTTTACTTCTTCCTCTGCTGCCTTGATTTCTTCAGCAAGTTTAGCCTCAACGTCAGAGACAATCTTTTCCTCCTTCTCGTTGCGGGGCTTCAGATATTCGTCTCGCTCTGAGGTTCCGGGTTCTCCGCCTGACTCAGGACGCCCTTCGCCTTGGCTTCCATCGCCTGCTTCTGCTTTTTCTGCGCCCTTATCTCTCTCACGATCTGAGGTAGGTCTCTCATCGACCAAATCTTCCTCTTCGTTCCGTCTTTCTCTGTTACTTCTATCATTGATGTAATCTTTAATTGTTTGTACTCGTTTTCTTAATTCTTCTGGTGTCAATTCGCCCGAATAAACAGTTATCTTGTTTGTCTTTTCGTCGTAGAACACACCATTTGAAACCAGGAATTCTTTTACAGCATTTACCTCTTCTTCATCAAGGAAAGCTCCGTCATACTCTCTCTCGGCTATCTGCCTCCATGTGTTATCAGAGATTCTGTCTGTATCCACCACCTTTATCTCAGGCGTACCATCTTCCGCCATCAGAGCCTTTGCCTCCTTATCAAGCTTGGTGATTGGTGAATCGGGTATATCGTCGTTGGTTGACCGTGCGAATGGTAGTTCAGACTCAATCTTTTCTACCTCTTCGTCCGTCAGCTCAATCCTCTCGTTACGTTCTGCCTCTTCTTTGAGACGAGCCTGCTCTGCCTCCCATGCCTTCTGAGCCTTTTCAACTCTGTTACGGATGATGTACTCGGTAATATCCTTACCTTGCTCTGCCGACATGAACAGATCTATGATGGCATCGCCTATCTGCTGTTCAGTGAAACGCTTGGTGTCGTTTCCGTCAAGCCCGTGAATGGTGTTCTCGTCACTGCGCCATACTTTATCAACGAACTCATCGAATCCTAATCCTGTTGTATCATCCTTTCCTTTGAACAGATGGGCAAATGCATGGCCTTCAGAACCTCTTCGCCCACCAAATTCGGTGTTTATTCCAAGGGCTGTCTTAAATCCTCTAATAACACCTCCTGCACCATTGGGCTTATCGTCCCATCTGAACTGTCTGCCAGTACCGATATTCAGAGCGACAAGTTCTGTCGCATCGCCGGGAACATCAATGTCATCATTGAAAAACTCGCCGAACTTCTTCTTGTAACGCTCGGCAAGCTTCTGCAAACGTGACTTTAAAGAAGGCTTCTGCTGCTCACTTGCAGCCTGTGGCTGCAAAGGTACAACGTTTTCGGGTTCGTTGTCCTTAACAGGCTCATCTTTTAACTCACTTTCAGCCTTGTTCACTTTCTCTAACTCCTGCCTGGCGGCAGTCCAATAGTCCAACTTCTGCTGCGCTACTTCCTTCTGAGCGTCAATAGCATCCTGCTCCCTTGCTCGCTTGATGGGGTCACTATTCTTGGGCTTTAGCTTCTCGGCATCCTTTACACCTTTCTCGGCGGCTCCAATCATAGCATCAACGGTATCAACAACTCTCTTCCTGTCGCCGTGGTTCACCTCTGTCAGCGCATTCAGGGTGTCTTCCAATGGAGCCTGTTCCCACTGGTAACTGACGTCGTTATCTTCATCAAGAATGTCGCGGCCTTGTTCATCCTTTAACGTGGGTATTCTTGAAAGAGCGGTTGCCGGAGGCTCGTTTGCTCCAGTGTCACCATTGACACCTGCCTCACCTACTGCATTATCGCCTTGTTCTACTTTGTCTGCACCTGCAGCACCAGTGCCTGTAGCATCTCCCGCAGGAACCATTCCTTCCGCTCCAGCGTTTTCATCTGTTAAGGTAAGTCTTTGGCCTTCATCAACTCCTTCGGGCAAATCTTTGCTTGCCGTCTTTGGACCAGGACTTTCCAACAATGGCGGGCGTGTCTTGGAATCAGACGGAGTTTCGTTGGGATTGACGTTGAGCTTCTGACTAACCAAACCTGCCAAATCTGCCAAACCCGAATCTATCATGACCTGAGTATTCTGAACACCAAGTTCTTCTCGGCGGGCATTGGCAAATTCTTCTTTGGACATCAGCTGTGAAATAACCATACCTGCATCTGGTTTCAACGAAACCCAATTGCCGTTTTCGTCGGTGGCGATAATTATATCCCCCGATCTGCCTGTGTCTACAATCCTGTCACCTCCATACTGTGTACCGTTCGTGGGGTCTGTCTTTACGTCTATTCGGCTGGCGATACTTCCATTGAGTACGGTGTATCTGTGGCCGTTATAGTCGATAAACATGATGTTGTCGGTTTCGGGAGCATTGTCAAGCTGACCGCGGAAAGAGTTCCTGTCTATCTCCTGCTGAACAGATTCTTCAATGTTTTCTCCTATCTTGGAAATATAACCGTCACTCTTCGATTTGGCATTGGCGTAGTCGGCCAGGACAGCAAGAAAGTCATCAACCTCGCGACCGCTGTAGTTAGAGCGTATTTTCATGTATATCTCGTCAAGACGGGCATCACCGAGACTCTGCACGGCTATACGCAATTCTTCATTCAATGGGAAATTATCGTAAGCTTCCTTTGCTTCGCTCAACTCCTTGGCTAACTGCAATGCAACATCTGGTTCGGATAAACCATTATTCCCTGCCAGCTCTGCGCCGTCGGTATTAGACTGTGCAGAATGGAGTTCGCCTTTCGGGGTTGCTGCCTCATGAAGTCTGCGTCCTAACTCCTGCATCAGGTCATACTCATCCTCAACAAGCTCAATAGGCTTCTTCTGCATCATATCCCATAACTCTTGTCTGGTCATGCCAAACTCCTGAGCAAAAGAGTCAAGAATGGGGGCTGCCTGCTCTTTCATATCCAGCGCAATGAAGTCGTGCGCCATCTGGTCGTGCTGCTTGCGGTCGGCAATCTCCTGCATGATAGCATCGCGCTCATCCGGCGTCTCAAAGGTGTGCACTTGCAGCAACTCACCTTCCTTTGAACGCTCGTAGATTTCCTTACCACGAATATTGATATTGTAGGTAAATGGGCGATTTGGCTCAAACACACCAAGCACCCTGCCAGAAATTTTCTGTCGGATGGTAAGAGGGATATTCTGCTTGTCTTTCAGAATCTTCTCCAGATTACCCATGTCGCCGGCAATCTCCTCAAAGCTCATACCACCGAAAGCGCGCTGGATCTGTGCCTTTTCGGTTTCTGTCAGCGTCGGCATCTTCGACATCGGCTTGAAAATCTGGCGCCAACTATTCTTGATACCTTCGGTTCCGTGTGTAGCCATCCCCTGAACCTTGCCAGCCATCTGCATATAAAAAGCATCAAGCGAACTGTCTACCCAGTTGAACTTCTCTGGGTCTGCCAAATAATCGGAAAGGGCAAAAATCTGATTCTCTGCAAGGAAGGTGCCACCTGCCCAGGCTGCACGACCTTTGGCGGTCTTCCAAAGTCCACTACCGGCTCCGCTGGCAGTTCCAAGCACGCCAAGGGCTGTGCCAATCTTGGCTCCTTCCTTGATGCCTTCCCAGCCTGCCATACCAACAGAAGAGAGGTAGCCGTCATCAACAGGTGTTGAGGCCATCGCCTGCAACATAGACGACATTCCCATAAACGAACCCATATTAGCAGCACCGCTAACAACACTATGACCTAACAACCCACCCCACTTAACCATCTTACCGACGTTAGCGGCAAGGAATGGACTGCCAGTAGATACCATAGTGCCAAGTCCCTCTGCACCGGCCCTCGTAATCATTGCGCCAAGACCTTTCGTAGCTGCGCCACCAATAGTACCGCCAATCACCATCAATGGCGTATCGGGAAGGAATTGTGCCACTTCGCCAACGGCTTTGTCGTACCAAGCGGCATTGAAGTGCCGGCCTTCGCCTCGGCCACTCTTCTCCAACTCTTCCTGCATAAGCTGACTCTGCCGTGTTGTCATTGTGCCCATACGAGCCAAAGCACCGACAGAAGAGTTAATCATGCGCTTGGCAATATAATCGGCCGTACTCTTCACCGAATGCTTCTCGCTCATATTCTCATTGAAACGCTTGGCAATGGTTTCGCTCATCTTAGGTATAAGCTCATCCCAGATAAAGGCGTCGGTATCCATGCCTAATCTTTGCGCTGCTTCATTAATGGCATCTTGGTTATCAAGAAGGAACTTGCTCGTGAAATCTTCTTCATCCGAATCTTTACCCAAGCCAAAGTACTTGTTCAACTCACCCCAGAGCTTTTCAGGACTGTCGGCGGAAAAAGCCCTGCGCATCTGCTCCGTTTGGTTCATCATAGCATTCCACTGAGGACCGGCGGACATTCCTTTGATAGGGGTAGTATAAAGTGGCACTTTGCCCTCCAACTGCTTCTGTATATCATCAACAATGGGGTCAATGATCTTTTTCCTTGCGATTTCCTTTTCCTGCTGCTGGTATTGGGCCACACGCTGTTCGTCGGTCGTCTGCCCCATAAGCATCTGTCCGTCCTTGTCACGTACTGCCGTAGGAGCCGTAACGGGCGTGTTGACGATATTTGCCAACGGCTTGCCAGTGGCCTCATAATACTCCTTTTCTTCCCGCATCCTCTGAACAGCAGCATCCAGACCACTCTCCTTGGCAGCCTTCTTGTCGCCCTTTAGAGCGCGGTCAAGCTGCTTCGCAATATTCTTCTCTTGCTTAGGCTCGCTCTTCCCAGTCTTTGGGTTGACAGTGCCCGGCTCAGGCTGACCCCAAGCTCCCGGTCCCATCCCAAGCCCCCTGCGGTTGGCCTGCTGAATATCCAGCTCTCCAAATCCTGATGGCATCTGCGAAAGCTTCGGTTGTCTATGTTGTGTTTGTTGCTGTGCTACAGCAACCTTTGGCTTTCCCGTCGCACCAAGAACAGCCGCCCCAACACCGGCGCCCATATCGCCAACACTCGGCTCCTGCTCTTTCACAGTGCCAGCAGGTTTGCCCTGCTGGTCAAAACCAAGATATTTCGAGAACGAAGCTGAGTCACCTACTTCGTACTCACTCTCTAACTCTTTTCTCAATGCTTCGCGCTTCGTTCCATCACCCAAATATTTCCTGAAATCGGCCTCGCTGCCAAGTTCGTAGGTGTCTTTTAAAGCACTATAAAGTTTACTGATATTGTCTGGCATGATATTTCGTTTTTATGGGAGTTTCTTCTTTCCTGTATTTCCTTGACCGGGGAGTTTCTTCTTGGTCGTGGACTGTGTGGGTTGCTGCCTACCATTAACCGTCCTCTTCTTAGTGGTCGTAGAGCCGGTTTTTCTTCCAAGATTATCGTAGTTATAGGTGGTCTCGGTCGAAGTTGTATATTCGTCCATTCCTTTTCCGCCACCTCTTCTGCCACCAGAACCAGCATTAGCCGCCCTCTGTGCGCTCGTATTCGCATTCTGCTGCATAATACCCAGCCTATTCGTGTTATACTCCTTAGCGTCATCAGCCTTTCGCGTGTACAGAGTATTCATCATATCATGATACCTCTGCTGCTCGGCAAGGGTAGCGGCACGATAGGCCTGTGTGGCTTGAAGCGTAGCGGCATCCTTAGCCTGGTTATAGGCCATTTGCTGCTCCCACTTCCTCTGAGCCGCATCCTGAGCCGCCTTAGCCTGCTGATAACTGTAATACTTCGCATTGGCGGCATCACGCAAAGCCTTACCCCGCTCATAACGCGCCTCCTCCTCAACAACAGGAGAATTGAACGTCTGAGGTGAAGCACCACGCGCAGTATTATAAATGTTCCCGATATGACGCAAAGCATCAGTAACAGCCAATATCTTCCTATTAGCAATACTCGCCCTGCGCAAACTCTCTTCCTTGGCCGGAGAAGTATAAAGACTCTTCAAATAGTCAATACCGTCCGTCACACTGTCACCACTGCCCGTAAACGGACGAATAGTACCACCTGACGGAACAACCGTACCACCAGAAGCCACAGTCCCATCCACAGCCTTCTGAGGATCATAAACAGGAGCAGGCTTCATCTTACGAGTATCAAACAAATTGAATGGCATAACAAACAGATTTTTTAAACGTTAAACAGAAACACGACGGGTCTTACCCGTATAACGACCATAAAAAGCACTCCTGTTCCAACCAGGAGCCTTCTTTAAACCCAACTCCTTGACACGACGACTCACAGTACCAGTACACATGTCAAGAGCATCGGCAATGTCACCAAGCGTACCCGTAGGATAATGCTCACGCAAATAAGCATCCTTGGACTCATTCCATATCGTTTTCCTTCTCATCTTCTATCGCAAAGTATTAATGTTTCTTTTTCTCGTGATAATAGGGACAAAGATTGCTTTTTCGGGTGGTAAGTACCCCGTGGGTGGTGAAGCAGCATAAAAAGCGTCGGTCTGTCTGTGCTTTTCTCTGCTGTACCTTTTTCGGGTGGTCAACACCCCCGCCCCCTTGGGGTCGCCCCGCATCGCCCCGCCGCACATCACCGCAGGGCAGCCGCACCTCGCCGCACATCCTCTTCAATGTCCGTGAGGTTCAGCACCGTCTTGCCATCGCTATACACGTGACCACCTCCAGCCACCCGCCTAAAGCCGCCATTGTCAGAGCCATTAAGGTTCACACCATTATTATTCCCCTGCGAAGCCGCACTGAACGCGCTTGCACCGCTTGCAAGGGCATTGCTCGCACCTTGTGCCGTCTGCGCTATGTTCTGCGCCCTCTGATTCTCTCGGGCAATATCCATCTGTGCGAACTGCATCCCAGCTTGTCGGTGCATATTGTCGACTTGTGCCTTCCGTTGTTGGTCTGTGGCCGCAATATTGGCAATGGTGTCGCCCACCATTCTATTACCTGCTTCTTTCGCTTGTGCGGTAGCCGCATCAGTGCCGCCTGCAACCGCTCTCGCACCCTCTGCTCTCTTAACCTGCTCCCTCGCATAGTCCTTGGCACGTCTCACAAGGTTCTGCCCTGCTGCGGTATCAACATAATCTTCGTTATATCTCCGCTTGTACCAAGTATCTTCCTCCGCTTCCTGCCTGCGCTGACGGGCTTCTGCCCTCCTTGACGCAGCAGAAGACGCAGCACCGCCTGCAATGCTCGTAGCGAGACTCGCAGCGGCCAAAACGACGGGAATCCACAACTTCGGCCTACCGGCAAACGCACAATCCATCATCACACCACCACAACTAACGGATGATGCACCAATGCGCGCACCCTCCATCCCAGTGCCGTAGCCCATTCCCAAGGGCTGATTTACGTACTTTGTTACCATATCTTAGTATATTTCGTTACAAATGCTATTTTCACACTCACATGCGGCCAATGTTACCAATGTGTACCGCCACTCGCCTATTATCGGCCAAAAACACCCTATTTAAAGCCCTTTCACGCGACTTCCTGCAATCCTGCAAGGATTTATACCCAGCACGCAATCCCCCTGCTCACAGACCCGTTTTTCCGCGCTCTCTTGGGCGTATTTAGGGCGTCTCTACGGGCGCAAATATAGCCAAATGTGGGGAATGTTTGCCCGAGTCTGTACCTCGCAACATTCTTTAACATTCCGTGTCATTTTCGGATTGGCCGCCTTTTGTGCAATCGTTTGCACACCCTCTTCCACGTAAACTTTTCTTACTTTTGTCAATTTTTCAGAACTCTTTGAGTATCAATTTTTTAGTCAAAATCGTTCAATAGGGTGGAGACCAAAAACTTGTCAACATTTTTCATTTGCCCAATTTTTCTGTTAACAACCCTTAATTTCGTCATACATTTTCAGAATAAAGCTTAAATTTTCATTGATTTTGTATTACGTAATCAAATATTTACTATCTTTGCATCGCAAACCAAGCCCAAGGATGCACCGCAGGAAGGATTTGTCAAACGAGGGCGAGCGGAAGCGAAAGGATTGAGCGAGGCTACAAGGTAGCGAATCTTTGACAGACTGATTTAGTAGAGAGGTGGCAGGGAACACCCAAGCGGAGACAGAGACGGGAAACGAGCCTTGATTGGTAGGCAGGAAGACAGAGACGTGAGACGTAAGCCATGAGCCAAAATGATGTGTTACGGCATCTACTCTCGAAAGATTATAGCGAACGGGAACAATAAACGGAGTATGAGGGCTATTAGGACAGACGCGAGGGCGTGATTACTCCTTATTGTTGTAAAACCACCTTATATATTATATGTAAGTCCGTAGGTCAAGTCGGGATAAAGGTTGAGACCAACAAACATTATTCACTATAAAAACATTAAGTCTTATGAGTTATGAAATTAGTTACACCCACACTTTAGGGTGCGCTTCTCTTCGTTGTTACAAATGGGAAGTGGCGAGTGTTTTACGTAACCTTGCACACATGGCTTTGCAGGGTCACAAGTTCAGTAACGTTACAATCAAATCAATTTGAGTTATGAACGACATTAAGACAATGGTGGAGCGTGGTGAGATTTCCCTGCGCTCTGCCGCTTACAGATTATACCGGATGGGCAAATGCACGTTTGTACCATGCGACAGAGAGGTTATAAGATTGTTACACATTATTATTTAAGGTATGCACACATACAAGATGCACTACACGACTGCCAAGGGCAGGAACATGGGTAGCGAGAATCTTCACTTGTCTCCCATGACTATCAGAGAAATGAACGAAACACTTTCCTACTGGCACAAGAATGGTTTCGAAGTTATTAACTTAAAGATTTGGAGGGCATAAACATGAAGCGAACAACGATTAAAAGTCTTATACGCGAGGCTAACGAAATCGAGAGTGCAGATTACATGGATATTCTTATCCTTGATGTAGTTAACGGCAATTATTCCCAGTTGAACGAGAGACTGGGCAGTATGAGCAAGAAAGACTTGTTGCAGGTTATTAACGATGTCGCATGGAACTTGTACGGCAATGAGGGCTACCAAGGCGAAATATTAATGAAGATACACAAGTACGCAGTTAAAGCAATGGAGGACAAGTTATGAAATGGGTTTATGAAGTGATTTCCACTAACATTCACAATGGGAATAAGGATTGCGACTACTTTGATTCAGAGAGGGCCGCAAATAGATGGAAAGAGAGTAAAGAACGTAACGGCATATTCTCAGCCGAGGTGCGTAAGTGGAGAGTTTGGAGTAATAAGGACATTTAGGCAAATCCGTTAAAGGCGGTCATGGTAGGTTCAATGCCTGCCTGCCTGCAAGCGCGGTGGGTATAGATTTTCGGGGCTTAACTCCTTTGAGCCACCCCACATTAAAGAAAGTGACTGAAAGAGAGTGAGGGATGTTGTTTTTGCAGTTTTCAGACGCCTTGGAATGAAAACGCCGTTGATGTCGGTTAGGAACGTTAAAGCACCGAGGGTATGCAACCACCAAGTGAGTAACACTGGGCGATAGAGGAAAGCGCAAAAGGAGAGAGACCACAACTCGGACACATAAAGACAAAGGCTACCATCGGGCGATGATGTCACGCGCACAGAAAGGGCAGGGGGCTTTCCTCCTCCCTTTTCATTTGGAAACACTAATCAAATATCAAATATTATGGCAACAATCAGACTACAAGACGTGAATGGGTATCTATACCCAACAGACGCAGTAAGTGCAGGTGTTTTGGCCGAGGAATACAATTTAGGTCGTATACCTGAAGAAAGCCTATATCTCCATGCACCGAGACTTGTTCGTGATGGTCACGCTTTGGCTATAACGGACTACACACCGACTACAAGTACTTATAGCGTCCCTTATTCTCCGAAGATTGGGGGCACACCTCATTCTGTTATAAATCCCTGCGACAAATGCAGGCTGAACGGCATCTGCGTAGACGAATGCGGACGGAAGCTATTTAGATTACACACAAATCATTAACTTAATACTTATCTGTTATGAAAAGAAAGATTTTTCTCGATGGTGGGCGATATGCTCAATGCGAGGTAGACAATTACGGAGACACGGACGTTTATCTGTTTGATTCTTCGGTCGATTTGAAAGAGGTTTGCAATGCAATGCAGGCCAACGGACTATGTGTAAAAGCGATTCATGATGAAGACTCGGCCGTTGTCGTTGATAGGACGAAATTCCTTTTCAAGGGCGATACTTATACGCTTAACCAGTGTTCAGACCTCTTTGATTGGTTCGGAGAGTCACAAGCCTACGACTTTACCTATTATTACGACAGAGTTGTTTTCCACACACCTAACGACTATTTCTACGCAGCATACAGAGATAATTTAGATAATTACGTAAGGATTTAAATTTATGAGCAAGATTAGAAAGGCTATAGATAGCCATATTACGGAGACTGACGGAAAGTTTTATGCTTTCCACATGAGATTGGGAGTTATGTTTGAGTGTGCAACCAAAAAGGCTGCAAGGCTGGTTTTCATTAATGGATATAAGTAAATTGACGATTATGATAAAAGAGATTTATAAGGGTGTCACAATACGTAAGTATGGCACGGAAAGAGGTGAGGGCGTCTACCCCATCTGCTTTACTAATGACCTTGACGGAAAACGTGATGCGATTATGCACGACACATTGGAAGAAGCAAGGAAGTATATTGACAAACATTCATAACCCTGCATGGTGCTTGCGCAGGTTCGATTCCTGCGCAGGGTACAAACAATTTATTAAAACTTAATGCTTATGTACGTTATTGAGATTATCACAAAGGATGCGCCCTATATCTCTCTTGGATATTGGGGTAATTCGTCAACGATTGTCCGCTCTCTCTCATCCGCGATGAGAATAGAGAGCGAAGATGATGTTCGCGCCACCTGCCAAAAGATTAGGAGGAGGTATAACGGACAAAAAAATGTGTATGCAATGCCTTGGGTTTATGGCATTACCTCTGATGGTAAGTTAGGTAGAAGATTTTACGTACTTGAAAAATAAAAGATTATGGAGACAAAAGATTTTATTGGCAAGAACTTTTGGGAGTTCTTCAACACGTTTCCCGAGTGGAGACGCAAGAAAGAGTTGTTAGACCAAGACGGAGACAACGCTACATTGTTGGTTACTAACCAAGAAACGAACGAGCAGTACAAGGTTGTTTGTAAGTGTGAGGAACACTACATTAAAACTTATTGTTTTACTACTGGGTCTTACTTTGATTATAACGAGATTGTATCAATTACTAAATTGTAAGATTATGGACTACAATCAATTCCAACCAGTAGAGGATATGAACGAGGTCGCGCATATCTTCAAGAAGATTTTTGATGGCGGCAAGTCCTATGGTTCTGACACCATCCGCATGGGATTCTACAAGGATTCTGTAATGACCGCCAAGATTGAGGGCAACAACATCTTCTTTGCCATGCCCTTTCACGGCCCTATGGCAATGTTGAGTGAGTTCCTTTCCAAGACCCACTACAACAAGACCAACTCTATCTTCGTGACTTGTGAGGTCAACGACGATAACACAATGCTCACTGCTACGTTTTACTCAAAAGAATTCAAACTATTTCAAGACTTTTAATTATGGAAATCAGACAAGCAATTAATCTCTATTTGACCGCAAAGGCTTATGGAGATGCAGAGTTCAAACAGAAGTTCGAGAACCCAAACAAGAACCTCGACGAGTGTGTGTTATACCTCCAAGCAAAGATGTTGGAGAAAGTAACAGAGGAACAACAGAAAGGCGGTGCAGCCTGCGTCATTCCGTCCGACGATGAAGTGTTCGCCCTTGCCGAGCAATACTATCTTGACGATGACATCAAGGTCGATGGTTCGCAGTTCAACAACATAAGAATCGTATCAGCTTCCGCCACATCGTTTACAGATGAAGAGAAACAGAAGATGCGCCAAGAAGCTATCGCCAAGTATCAAAGCGATGTGATAGCCGAGCAGAAGAAGAAAGACGAAGAGCGTAAGGCCAAGGCCAAGGCAGCAAAGGAGAAGAAGCCTGCCACACCAGTACTTGTGCCCGATACTAAGGAGAATGGCGAAGAGCCTGCTAAGAGTGAGACAAAGACCGAGGAAAAGCCCAAGGTCGTACAGATGGACTTATTTGCATAAGCTTATGAAACCGAGAACGCAACAAGAGCGCAGGGTGACGGAACTTTCCGTCTCCCTGCCCGATATTCGCCCTACCGATGTAGAGTGGATAATAGACGATTTTAAGACCACCTACCACAACAAAGGTCTGTGTTATTACCTCATCATGGAACGATGCAAGGAGTGGCAGGTTGTACGCTACTATTATCGTTCACGTCAGCGTCTGTTTGAGTTCATGCAGGCGTGGATAAATGCTGATGGAGAGCGCATCATCCGCGCAAAAAAACGCTTTATGCGTGTCGATGGATGGATAGAGACCTCCGAAATGACCATTTGGAAACAACACAAGTATATGGAATATTCCTACCTTGGTGGCTTCGAGCGGTTAGGTTGGAGTGGCTTGAAGATTCGTTCTTTACTTCCGGAGCTGAAGAAGAGAGGATTGCGCACGTCATCACACGGCATGAACCCCGTTGCACTCTGCCAAGCACTTCTCACAAGCAACAGACTCGAAACCTTGTTCAAGGTGCGTCAGTACAGACTTGTATACGAGTTCTTCAAAAACGAGTATGAGTTAACAGATACAATGTGGCAGGCGGTACGCATAGCACTACGTCACGGCTACCATTGGGACAACCATGACGAGTTTAGCAGTTGGTACAGAATGGTGCGCGATTTGGAGTTCCTCGGACTCGACACCCGCAATCCTCACTACATCTGTCCTACCAATCTGATGGAAGCACACACACATTGGCTTTTGAAGCGCGAGGACAAGGACAGATACGAACAATACCTGCAAGATTTGGAGAATGCCAGGAATTATGAAGATACGTTCTATGCTAACCGAAAGCAATTCCTTGATATGACATTCACCAAAGGTCACGTTACAATCTCTATCATACCGACGGCTGAAGCCATCGTTGAAGAGGGACGTGCAATGCATCATTGCGTGGGCGGCTATTACAACAACACACGTTCACTTATCCTCTCTGCAAAGGTTGACGGCAAGCGAATGGAAACTATCGAGGTTGAGTTAGACAAATATACCATCGTACAGAGCCGTGGACTGCAGAATAAACCGACATCCTATCACAACGCCATCGTCTCTTTGGTAAAGAGGAATCTTGGCGAGATTAAGAGACGTAACAGAAAAGCAGCATGAAAAAGATACCGATTGAATACAAGAAGCAGGAGGGGGATAGGTGGTCGCACCTATCCCTCCATTGCCCAAATGGTATAGGGCGAATGGGGAATAGTAACCCAGCTTATGTTGGCAGTGCCTATTGCTTGAAGGAGTGTAAATATTGTGACCGACAAAATTCTGTCGATTACAAGTACGTGATTTGTAAACTTGATAACAAACAACTATCGCTATTTTAAAATGAAACGACTAATTCTGACCATCATCTTTATTGTCCTATTCCTCATTGGTCTTTTAGGATAGAGCGCAGGGCGGTTTTCCCGCCCTTTACACAATAAACCATCTTTGATTACGTTATACACAATAGCAAACAATAACAAACAATAGCAAATGGAAGAACAAGAACAACAGACCCCAAAGCCGCGAGGTGGACACCGCGATGGAGCAGGACGCAAGCCAAAGGATGGTGTAGGCTCACAGAGCGTCAGCTTCCGTATCAACCGCGAACACCTCGCCATCATCCGCGACAACTACCCGAGTTTCACGGAATTTGTCGACCGCGCCATCCGCGAAAAGTTAAAAAGGGAGAACCGCTTGTAGGCTCTCCCTTTTTTATGTACCTTTGCACCGACGTTACTGAATTTCGGTAACTCATAAGCTAACCGCCCTGCCCGTCCGCGAGGATAGGCAGGGCTTTTTTGCGTTTTATAACCCTACGGCCCATCCGCTTCTCATAGCCGTCCATAGCCTTGACTATCGTCTCGTCCAACACCTTGGCATACGTCTTTTCCGTCTCTCTGATGGTCGCATGGCCTAAGATGTGCTGAACGACGTGCATCGGCACCATCCCGTCATTCAGAAGCAGCGTAGCACCCGTATGACGCGCCCAGTGCGTCGTCACCTGCTTGTCTATCTTCGCATACAACACGGCAGCTTTCAAGTATTCGTTGTACTTCACGTTCGATATGACCGGAAGCTTGTAACCATAACGCTGAAGAATCGCCAACGCAGGCTTCATCAGTACCACCGTGAAAGGCTGCTCCGTCTTCACCCTAACCGACCTATACACGACCTGCCCGCTTATCTTCACGCATTTCTTGTAGTCGAACTCTGCCAAGTCCGAATAACTCATCAGCGTGTATGTCTGGAATACAAACAAGTCCCGAACCTTTGCCAACCGCTCGATAGGTATCTTGCACGATTCCAAACGATGAAACTCCGCAGGCGTAAGGAAGCGCTTCAGCCCGTCCCGTTGCCCCTCTTGAAGTCCAACCGCGAATAAGGATTCCGCTTTATCAGTCCGTCCTCTACGGCCTGCTTCACCACAGACTTCACCACCTTGTGGTAGTTCCACCGCGTCTGCTCTTTCAGACCTCTCGCGGCAAGCACATCGTCCATCTTCGTCAGTGACCTCTCCGTCACGTCCGAAAAGTACGTCAGACCTCTCCACTCTTTCAGAAAGTCGAGGACTACCTCATAGTTCCGCTTTGTTCCTGGAGCAACCTTTCGGTAACGCCTTTCAGCCACCTCCTGCGCATACTCCAAGAACGTTTCCTGCTGCATCAGTTCGCTCTTCAGCGCACTCGGCAAGGCGTTCAGATCCAAACGCCCCTCATCCATCATCCGCGTCACTATCTCCCTGCACTTACGCAGAATGACCTGCAGCTGGTCGTTCAGCTCACGCCAGTCCTTTCGACCTACGACAGAACCATTCGACCACTCCTTTTTGTAGAGATGTATGCCAGTACTTATAAACTTCCTAACATTATCTCCGCTGATTCTCAACTCGACCACTCCGGTCTTCTTGTTACTCGACTGACCTTTCCGGTCAAATACGAGTGTTAAATTAGGTGTACCCAT